GAACTCAAGCCTGGTTACGCGAAGAAAACAAGGGCAAATCAAACTACACCGACTGGCAAATACGGTCCGAAAGATGTGCTTGGTCGAAATCTTGCCCGGCTTCGAGAAAGTGCAGAGCAGAATCCAGTTGTCCGTGTTGCTGCAGCACAAATGAAAGTAGACAGGCAAATTGAGATTCAACAACAAAAGCTTGCAGAGCTCGAGCGTTCCCCAGGTACTTACTCGCGGGGCAAGGGCGAATTTGATGAGACTGCTCGTGACCGAAAAAATCAAGACGCTGCATTGAAGGATGAAGATCTAGGTCGTCGTGAAGGCCGAGGCGGTTCAGGTGGACGAGGCTATGTGGAAAACAGCACAGGAAGCCAGCGTGTTGGGCAAGGTGAAAAGCGTAAGATTCAAAACAGAATTGCACAGCTTCTAGCCAACAAAGAAGCATTGAAGATCATTGAAGAAGTTCAAGCCGGAGACTTTTCTCGTGCCGGTAATGTTGAATCTCTTGATGAGGTCATGAGACAAATAGATCTTGACGAAAGCCAAGACCTTCCATTTGGTGATGACGATCTTCAGAAGCCTCGAAGCCGAGGTGGGGGGGCAATGTCAAGAACAGGCATGCACCCTGTACTTTCTCCGGGCTCATTGTCTGATCCTGCTCGTGCCGCTAGCGAATACGTTTTTGCAGACGAACGGCTCGACCCACGTGGGGGGGAGACTCCTCTTAACCGACAGTTTGCGTCACAACGAGAGGAAGCTGCTCGAGCTGCACCTGCACCTGAACGAATCCTTGGAGCCGGCAATCCTCGTGGCACGGTCAATCCTATTGAAATGCTTGATTCTCAAGGACGGCAACTGCTTGCAGGCACAGGCAAGGCAGATCAAGAAGCCATTCGTTTGACTCGGATGCTTAAGGAACTTGAGGAAGGCCGGACCGATAGACAAGATTCAAGGAGACTAGGTGGAGCGATTGCTTCTGGAGCTAATAGGGCGGCAGGAGCCCGAAGCGAACAGAACATGGTCAAGGAATTGTTCCGGATGCTGAGTGGTTCAGTCGCTGATACTGGGGTAGACAAGGATGAAGCTTTGAAGATCTTGTCTCGTATCATTCGCGGAACTCGTATGTTTGGCTAAAGGACATTTAATGCCTCCGGAAACCCCTATCACCAAGCACCAGATTCCACCAGACAAGGTCCTTTCGTTCTTCGAAGTGGACCAGGCAAGTAAGGCTCTCAAGGATGTGGACTTTAGTATCCACGAAGAGGTCCGTACTCTGGTACAGTTATTCAGAGATACAGATGCGTCCATTGCCTTGAGAGCACATGGTCAGCTTCGAAAAGTACTAAAGGAGGTAGCCGATGCCTCGGGACTCATCGAAAAGCAAGAAGTCACAGCAGTCAGTCAGGAGTCAGGAAACAGTGTCAGACTCACCCGCACAGCTTCACGGGTCTCAGCTGCTTTACCCGAAAGCAAGCTTAGTAAAATCTACGACGGTAAGCCCACCTTCGCAGCCGCTTATCTCCCGTCAAATGTCGACGGAGATGGAGGAGATGGTGAGGACCGCACGGCAAATGGGTCCGATGGGCCTGGCGAGATCCGCCGGACAGATCCTGTATGACCTTGCTATCAAGGATGTAGACAAGGTTCTTGGGTCAAGAGAGAGATTTGCTGCCCGGCTGTACACGTATCTCATTGAAAAAGACGAGCCAACTGAGAACTTCTTTCGGCTCTACGACACTATCGCCCCCCACTCCATGGTTAAGCATCACGCAATTACGTTCGTTGCTTGTTTGTCTAGGTTTGCAACTGTGGAAATGATCGGCAAAGGAATGCTGATTGAGGATAAAACGAGTACCGACGAAGGCTGAGGGTAACCCGCTTTTCCCGCTTCCTTCTGACTATGAAACTCTAACTGTAGATGGCCAACGCCAAGCAAGAGTTAACGCTTGCAGGCAGTGGCTTGTCCCTACCAAAGATCCAAACGACAAGGCACTTCGATTTGTGTCTTCAGTTCTCTTCTTTGACCACTGGTACCTGTTCCCAGACGAAGAAGACGATTTTAATCCAATGTTCTACGACGAAGATCCTGTCCCTATTCCGGACGGGCATCTTGGTATCTACAAGGAGTGGGCAAACTCTCGGGCATCAATCACGATTGCACCACGCGGCTTTGCTAAGAGCAATTGCATTCGTAAGGCAATGCTTCTTCAAATGTTGACTCGTCCTGGCTACTCATTCATCTACGCAACATCAACGAATGACAATGCCAAACAGACGGGTCAGATGCTCAAGACCCAGTTCACTGAGAACGCTCGCATCCATGAAGACTGGATGCCTGAGTTCCCAGACAACAGGATCATTCCCAAACGAGGTGAAGCCTCATTCGGCATCGAGATGATGTACCTGAAGAACGGTTCATGGTTTCGTGCGATTTCAGCTGAGAGTAGGCAGCGTGGTGGCCGTCCTCGTTGCTACGTCTTGGACGACCCTGAATACGATCCCCGTGCATCTACATCGATGTCGGTGCTTAGGAACTACATGGATAACCTCCTCTTCAAGGTGGTCATGCCCATGGTTACTCGGCCCAACACCAGCATTAGGTGGCTGGCAACCTTTGTTTCTCGCCGCCACTATGCCTGGTACGCCATGGACACCGTTGAGGGATCCAAGGGCATTAGGGCAAAGGATCCTCGATTCGATCACTGGAACCGCATGGTGATCAAGGCGGCATATCGAGATGAGCAAGACAAGCTGATTTCATGTTGGCCTGAGATGTGGCCCGTCGACAGAGCAATCAAGAAGACTGATCCTCGTCTCAAGGAACGGATTTCACTGGAAGAGATCCGCGAGATGATTGGGTCAGCCAACTTCGCATCTGAGTACATGGCTGATCCGGGCAGCAGTGACGATGTGTTCTTCCCCGAGCTAGACCAGTCACTGAGCTGGAGTTACAGCCAGGTCGATGAATACCTCGGCGAAGCTCCCTATGCCAGCATGACGATGTTGAACTGGGTCGGAGTGGGGGGGAAGGAAGTCAGTAAGCCATTGGCTGCTTTCTTGGAAGAGTCGTGGTTGTTCATGACCATTGACACAAGTTGGACAGCCACACGGGACTCAGACTTCAAGGTCTGCACGGTCATGGCGGCCACACCAGAGAACGAGCTGTTCGTCCTTGATATCTGGGGAGGCCAATGTGACGAGAACACTCTGATCAAGGAAGTGTTCAAGATGGCAAGTAAGTGGCGAGTCCCCTCAATCCGCCCAGAAGTAGTCAAGCAGTCGATTGCTCTGTACCACAACCTTGATTCGATTGTGAAGCAACGGGCCATGGACATGGTCAACGTCGACTATCTGCCCAAGGTGGTTCCTTTGAAGGTAGGCATGGTCGCCAAGGAAGCTCGTATCGCTGCTCTTCAATTCCGGTTTGAGAACGGTCTCATCAAGTTCCCGTTGGAACGTCGTATGGATCGTCACTGGAAGGATCTGTTTGACCAGGTCGAGCAGTTCAATCCCGAAGTGAAGGACGGTGGCCTAGCGAAGGACGACCATATCGACACTGTTTCAATGAGTGGTGCAATCCTGAAAGGCAGGATCAATCGTCAGATCGAAGACATTGAGGATGACCGGACCCCTGAAGAGCACATCATTGACGGTAACTACAACGATGAAAACGGCATTCCTTGGGCTTACCGGCTGAATAAGTTGGACCCTGAACTATTAAATGAGATTGGAGAGATCGATGCAGAATTCGATGGAGAACGAGGTTCCTCTTCCTCACGAGTCTGATCCTCATCAGCAGGTCACGATTCCTTATTTCTTGTACGAAGCAATGGCTCGAGCGTATTACGGTCAGCCTCGAAACTCTGACCAAGTTGTTGAGCCAGTCAAAACTCCTGAGCCACAAGTACCAGGAAATTTGAACCTTTCGAACATTCATTTCAATCCTTCAGATGTACCACCCACTTGGCGACCAGGTGGGGTTGCTGCACGGAAACTGAAGCATGGCTCATCAGACATTCAAGCTCCCGAAGAAGAAGCGTGATATTTGCAGAATGATCGGGGATCACGTTGATCGGGAGACTGCTCGTCTCTCTTATCGACGTATTACCTGGCTTCTTGTTTATTACTACCTGAATGGGATGCGTCGGTTTGACGTATTCGATCCAGCATCAGGTCGTTTGTCCCCCCACTACCTCGATGAGGACGGCAACCTGGAGTTCCAGAGCCAGGAGATGCTTTCGGCAATTGACCGTGCGTCTTCTCGTCTGGCGTCCATGGATCTCAGGCCGAAGGTATTGAGGACTGGAACAAGTCTGCCCATGATCAGGCAGCGTTCCATTGCTCAGCTGCTGGCTGATTCCTTGGTGGCTCCTGACCAGATCGCTGAGATCAGCCAGAAGTTCGCCCATACGTTGGTGGCTCTTGGTTCCGCCGGCATTCAAGGGCACATCTCAGACCATCCAACAATCGGCTTGGTTGCAGACCTTGAGGTGATCCATCCCAAGGAACTGTTCCCATTCCCATCGATTGCTCAGGATTACACCAAGCAATCAGGNATGGTACGTCAGCGATTGGTGCCTCTCGAGACACTCGTCGAGAAGTTTGGACCTCGAATCAAGAGCAATCTTGAGGACCTTGAGTACTACGAGATCCAGACTGGTGAGGTGATGGAAGAGTCGGACATCGATGGTGACTTCGGTCGATCAACGAATGCCTTCTCGGGTGACGCATATCACGGTGATCACCCTGAAACAGATATGGCTGTTGTTCGTGTCCGTGAACTTTGGATGGACGGACCAAAGGGCACCTGTTCTCGATACATCATCTGCTCTGGTGATTACATGATCGAGGACCAGGACCTGTCGAACACCCAGACGTACTGTCCAATCGGTTTCTGTAGATTCATGGACACGGGTACGTTCCATGGTGCAGGTCTTTTTGATCTCTTGTTCAGCATCAATCGCGAGATGGAGAAGATGCTGAAGGCGTTGTTCAACAACATCCGTGACATTGATAAGTACGGTGTTGTGGTAATGCCTCAGGGCTCGTTCAATGAGCGGTCTGTGCTTCGTGATGTGGGCAAGGGTCTACGGATGATCTCGTATCAGCCTGATCCTTTGAACGAGAAGTTCAGTCCGTTTGTGATCTCCCCCCACAATGCGGGTGACATCCCAGGCAAGACTGCTCAGTTCGCCAAGCAGTTGATGCAGTCGATCAACCCTGTGCAAGACCTCATTGCTGAGAAGGGCCGCGTCGACTCGGCAACAGGTCTTCAGTTCTTGGATGAGCAGATCAATCGGGCGATGACTAATCCAACCATGGGCGTGTCCCAGGCATTTGGAAAGGTCTATCGGTCGATTGTGTCCAATGCTTCTCGAGAGCTGATGATGTCGCCTAAGCCTCTACCCGTTACCAGCTTGGATCTGGATCTTGCTGGTGCGGTTATTGACTTTGACCGCAGCGAGGTGTCGTTCGAAAACAACCCCATNCCAAACGTCTCAAGCCTGACCTTTTCTGTGAAGCAGATCAATCCTCGTTCTGAGGTTGCTCGTAAGCAGGAAGCGATGCAGATGTTCCAGGCTGGTCTCATGGATCCTGACGCATTGAAGTTGTTCGCTCTCAAGGAGGGCCTCGACTTCGCAATGTACATGGATGAGAACCAATCAGCGTATGAGCTGGTGGTCCAGAACATCCTGACGCTGTACGGGGACGGAGCTAATCCTGGTCAGGTAGTGATTACACCTCACACTTCGGCACCTGAATTCCAAATCAGGGTTCTCGGTGCGTTCATGTCTAGCCCACAAATGGCAAAGGCTGACCCAGGTGTGATTGATGAGTTCAAGAAGTATCGGGAATCGTTGATTCAATTCATGGGTAGGTCGTTGCCAAACACCGTACCTAACCCCGACATGATGGCTGCTATGGCAGAAGGAATGCCGCAGCCCAAACAGCAACAGCAGATGCCACAACAGCAGATGCAAGGAGCCCAGTAAATGTCTGATGAGCAGATGGAAACTCCGGAAGTCATTGAAGAGTCCGGAACCCCCGAAGTGCTTGACCTAGACCAAACGGTCAAAGTGGGGGGGAATGAGTATTCACTGAAGGAGCTTGCTGATTCTCGAGAGGAACTTGAGACCCTCAAAGAGCAGAACGGTCAATTGTCTGAGTTCCGCAACTCGACGATGCGACTGATGAATCCTGAAACTGACATGCAGGTCAAGAAGGAAGATGCTCGACGCATGCTTCTTTCTGCTGGATACGAACACGACCAGGTTGAAGACTGGGTCAAGATCTATGACGAAGAGGAACCAACGATGAGTCCCGAATCAAGCGAAGAGATGCCGGAAATGAAGGACCAGGAAGCTCGACAAGCGACTCGTCAAATGCAGAACGAGATCAATCGCATGCGAGCCCAGAATCTGAAGTCCGCGATGGAAACTTCTGTTTCTTCTGCGGTTACAGATAATGAAGATGCGAAGGTTCTTATTGGCTGGATCGAATCGACTCGTAGTCCTGAGGACCTTGCAGGTGCTAAGGACCGAATCGCGGAGCAAGTCAGAGCTACGGCTCTTGAAAACCTCCGTCGTCGACGCGATGCAGCCGGAACATTTGAAGATTCTTGGTTGGCGGAGGAAGTAAACAAGGCCGCATCCAAGGTTTCTAAGGACATGCTCACGGTAATCGGTGACACCTCCAAGATTGGACGTGTCTCGGAAACGGCGGGGCAGACCGAAACTCTTTCTCAGCGGAAGCCCGTTGAGCTTCCCAGTACGAAGGATAAGTCGTACGGGGATGTTGAAGGCCAGTTGCGTGACTGGACTTCTGATCAGATTCTTCGGTCGCTCTCCGATCCGGGTGGCGACTCCAAAGCATGAGGTAAAAACCCATGGCTTCTTCAGCAGGACAGATTTTCAATACGGAATCGGGCCGTATTGAGGAGATCCTCTCCAAGCAGATCGACACGATCCTCCCGACTCTGGATCCTGTCTGGCGTGACACGGTCGTCACCTCTCAGGGTGTTGGACCGGCGTCTGAATTCTCTCGTGACTTCGTGGTCAACAAGCTTTATCGAACTGGCATGACCGGTGTGATTGAGCAGATGGGTACCGTTAATGACTTCGGTCTTTACGGCGATCCTGCAAATGCCACTACTGTCGGTGGTCGTCTTATGCGATCTAACGATGGTTCGGCCATGAAGACTTTCCCTGATCCCGCTGATGGACCGAAGGCTCGAACCTTCAGTCTTTCGGTTCCGATGCGGGCGATGTACACCAACCTGATGCTCACCCTGGGTGAGATGCAGATGGAAGCAACCCCCGCCGTCATCGGCGATGTGATTGCTCCTACGCTTCAGGGCTTTGCTCAGAACCTGTCGCACACCTTGTGCAACTATTGGTATGTGAGCCAGAGCAACAGTTACCGTCTCGGTACAATTACCGGTACGGTCACTAAGGTTTCTGCTTCGTCTCCTGATCCTGCGACGTATTCGTTCAAGATCACTGAAGAGTGCTACGAACGATTCTTCCCAGGACAGCGACTGGACATTTATAACGGCAATACTCGTGTAAACGAATCCGCTGGTTCTGCATCACCAGCTAATGTCCGTGAGTCGCTTTACGTTCAGTCTGTTGATGACCTTTCTGGAACCATTGTTCTGGTTGCACCGGCAAACCTTACGGTTGACCCCGCAGCTGGACATTTCATCACTTATGCGAACAGTGGTGAACTTGGTACGGGTGCTTCAGCCACTCCTGCGTTTACGGGCATTGCGGGTATTAACTCGTGGCTCAAGGGTGCGGACAATCTTCTGGGTTCAGAAGCTATTGGTACTGCCATGAATGGCACGATCAATGTCACCGACAACCCTGAGTTCAAGTCGTTCATCAAGGACAATGTTGGAGTCCTGACTGAGTCGAAGCTCCGTCAGTACCTCCGTCGTTTCCACTCGGCCAAGCAGAAGCATGGTCAGACGATCGACACGCTCGTTGCATCGGACGGTGTCTGGCTTTCTTACGAAGCTCAGAAGATCGGTCAGTACATGATCGATCGTACCAACGCCCTGTCTAACCTCAGCAATGAAGGTTCGAATGGTGAGTTTGCCTTCACCTTTGAAGGCCGTACTTACAAGGGTGCGACTTCCAACTACGTCGAAGACCAGACCGTTTACGGCTGGAAGACTTCGGGCGGAAACTGGAAGCGGTACGTGCCGCCTGATTACGCTGGCCTCCAGAAGATGGGTGAAGTGGATTCCTACGTTCCGTTCCGGTTCGTGGTCCCCGCACTCACTGGCGGCAGCAGCGTGAAGTACCCGTACATGAACGCGGGTAGCAACCTTCTCAGTGAAGCTGTTCAGATGCCGGGCATGCTGCGAATGCAGCTCATCCCGGACCAGCCTGCTGGACTTAAGCTCGGTGGCGTCACCACTGACAAGGTCTATGGCGACTCGGCGAACATCTGATCTGTGGATAAGTGACGGGGGTGGGGGTTTCGGCCTCCACCCCTCACTTCTGGGGGTTGAACATGGCCAGGAAAAAGGGTGCCATGAAGGGTTGTGGGATCAGGAATGGATGCAAGTCCAAGTCCGGTGGTCTTACTGCCAAGGGCCGTCGCAGAATCAATGCCCGTACGGGTTCCAACCTCAAGCCTCCTCAACCAGGAGGTGGTTCTCGTAAGAGGTCTTACTGTGCCCGATCGGCGGGACAGATGAAGAAGTTCCCTAAGGCAGCCAAGAATCCGAACAGTCGGCTTCGTAAGGCTCGCCGCAAATGGAAGTGCTGACATGCCAAACGTAAACGGTAAACGGTATTCGTACGACGCCAAGGGCAAGGCTGCTGCTTCAAAGGCACGGTCTGCCATGAAGGGCAAGAAGAAGCCTGGTGGTTGCGGCAAGATGATGAACAAAGGAAAGAAGCGATGATCCCTAAGAAGAAGAAGAAGAAGGTAACTAAAAAGAGTCCTGGATTGCTTCGTGTTGAAGAAATAGCAAGACATGCTGGGAATAAAACGAAGAGGCAGCAACGAGCTCTTGCCCGAGGTAATCCATACGTCACTAAGGCTGATAGATCGCGTCAACGATCTACTCCTGACATGGCTCCGATTGGGAGTCCAAGTCACCCTGCAACCAAGCCGCCCAAGCCTAAGCGTCAAAAGTTGAAGGATATGGGCACGCTTCAGCGGATGGATGAAGCGGACAGACGCTCTCACCGTGTAGATCGAAGGGCTAATCGGCATTACAGGGCGATGGAGAATATTGATGCTGACAGTTTAGATGCTCAAGGGGGACTCAAGAGAACTGCTGGCGACCAAAAAGTCCCTCCTCGCAAAGCCCCCTTCTATCGGGGTAAGGGCATTGGAAGAGAACACAATCTCACTGCTGCCGAGGCTGTTGAGCAATCAGAAAAGAAAGCTCGAAAGGCTGAGGCCAGACGAAACAAGCTGAGGGAGATTGCTAAAACAGGCCAGATGCCCAAGAAGAAGAAGAAGAAGAAGGTCACCAAGAAGAAGTCGTAATGGCAAAGAAAAAGACGAGTGGGAAAAAGGACGCTTGTTACCACAAGGTCAAGAGCCGTTACAAGAAGTGGCCGTCTGCTTATGCAAGCGGTGCCCTGGTTAAGTGCCGCAAGAAGGGTGCTAAAAACTGGGGCACCGGGGGCAAGAAGAAGAAGTGACGCCGGCATCTGAAATGATCTGTCCACGTTGCGGCAAGACGTGGAAGGAGTGCTGTTGCTGATGGCCAAGAAGAAGACTGGTCTTAAGAAGTGGTTCTCACAGAACAAAGGCAAAGGTTGGATCGACTGCAAGACGGGCAAGCCGTGCGGTCGTAAGTCTGCTACGGGTGGGTCAAAGCGACCGTATCCCGCGTGCCGTCCAACCAAAGCTGCTTGCACCAAGAAGGGCACTTCCGCAAAGAAGGGTCCTGGTCGAGTCTCTTGGAAGTCCAAGAAGAAGAAGTAGTGGGGGGGCTATGCCAACAAGTCAAAGTTACAGCCGTGATATGGCTGACCACATTGGGTTTCTCCACAACTGGGCATCGGCACTGAAGCGAGCAAACCACTTCACTAAGTGGACTCACGATGAGCTTGTGAACCAGGGGTATGTCACAGGTGCAGATCTTCTAGCCCGTAACTATGACGCCACCAAAGGCACTGTGATTACCTATTTGAAGGCGTTTCTCTGGTCTCGAGTGGCCTATGCCTATGGCAAGTCATTCGGTTGGAGATACCGGGACAGTCGTTGGAAGATTCTTGAGTCGAGTCTTGATACAGGATTTGACTCGGGTTACGTGATTGTCCCAAGCATTGAGTATCCAGAAGACATCACTGACCGGGAACGCACGGTGATCGAGATGCGTGTTGAGGGTCGTCCTTATCAAGAGATCGCTGAGAAGTTTGGTTATTCCTCGGCAAACACGGTGACGTATTGGATTCGAAACCACATACGTCCCAAGTTCCTTCGAATTGGAATCCTTGAGGAAGCAGTCTGATGGCGATGAACAACATTGACGAGATGATGATCTTGAAGGCCGCTCAGCGATTGATGGGTGGGTATCAACCTGGATCTTTTGCGGGCCAGAAGTTCAGTAGTTCAGAAGCTGAAGCTCGAGCGATTCGAGACATGCTCACTGCTATCAGTGCAGAAGAACACATTGACCTTGATGAGATTCGAGACACAGTTCGCACGGCAGGTGTAGTGGGGGGGTACAGGAAAGGTGGCGTGCGAGTTCCCATCATTGACAAACTAGACAATGAACGTATGCGATCTGCTCGTGCAAGAAAGTTAAGTGAGATCCGAAGGGATTTCCAACCTGGCCCTGAACGCAACATGAGTCGTGACGCTGTTAAAGACGCAGAACACAAAGGCTTGTCAGAAAACAAGATGTTTAACAACAAGACCTCTAGGCTTTTCCAAGCATCAGCAAGCTCGCCTCATGCGATTGAGCCCCGAGGAGAGCGTCTTGGGTCAATGGAAGAACTCGTGAAGATGAGACGAGGCAAGGGCATGTTGCCTTTGCTGCTGTTGTCACTGCTTGGTGTAGGTGGACTTGGCCTGGCTGGTGCAGCCGGTGGCCGTGGAGATGAAGCTTGATTGATATGGAGATTACGTTCGACCCTCGAGCACATGCTTTGGGGTCAGGGATCCAATTGAATGAGCATCACCAGCTGATGCCAGATTCAGAGTGGATCCTTTGGGCTCGTCGGGAAACTGGGATCGAGGATCTCTTCCAGTACTACCACAAGCAGTCCAATACCTTCGTCCTGGCTAAGTGGATCTACCACCCTGAGAAGGATGGGATCGGGATCTTGATGGAGCTGGAGGCCTTTGACCAGCCTCTTGATTGGGATCCCCCCACTAAGGACTGGCTTCGGGACCGTCTTCGTCCGGCAGCTGAGATTGCCAAGACAGTTCGTCGGGGCATCAGGGATACGGCCAAGGCTAAGCAGCGAGCCAAGCGAGACGGGATTGAAGAGAAGCATCGGGTAGCAGACTGGCTTAAACGTCAGGGTAAAGAAGGTGTGGCTTCTTCTCTTAGGCAGAGACAATGGTCTAACAACGCCAGCCCTGAGTTTGAATCCTTTACAGAGGATCTTCAGAACTCGGCTAAGGGCCGCATTGTCACAGGTGGGTAATGGCTAATCCGCTGGTTAAATCTGGGCTGAATCAACTTGTTCAAGAACTGGTTGATCTGTTCCATGCCAGCAAAAACGTGAACATGCTTCAAGGGGTTCGCGGCAACCCTGCGTTGTCTGCGGGATTTAACCAAGGTCGCGGTATCTATGGATTTCGTAGTCGTGATCGGGCTATCCGCCATTTGGAAAACTTGATCTCTGGGAAGCAGAAGCAACTAGGTGCGAACTTCAACGCAGAAAGAATGTCTCCTGGTGTAAGCAGAATTCAAGTGCCAAAGGAGAGTGTTCGGTTTGATGTAACGGGTTTGGACGCTGACCCGGAGTATCACGGTGCGTTTTATGATCTAGTGAAAAAGAATCAATCACCGCTTAACGATCTATTGCGAACACGCAACATTCGGACGATGAATCCAGATCCCTCGCTACGAGGTCGAATCTTGGGCATCAATGAAAGAGGGGGATCTCAAGGTCGTATTGTGCCTCCACCTGAGCAAATTGAAATTGAGTACGAAAAGGTTAGGCCTAATCGGACTATAAGATCCTCTGAGCCTCTTCTTAAAGACTTTGAAGATCAAATGGATAGCTACGACGGTGAAGAAAGCGAAGCATTTTACGGTCGTATTGCAGATGCTTTGAGGCAAGTGGATCGAGAAGGTTACAACGAACTTCGAGACCTCATGCTTCTCAATCCAAATCTTGCATTTAGAACAACTGCGTCTCCAAAAATGACAGAAGTGTATCGAAGCCCTGCTGCTTTGGATCTTCTTCTTGATTCCTACAGGTAGATCTATGCACTCCACAAATTCATTTCTCTATACCGTAATTGAGCGTATTCGCGGATATCTGGATGACCCAGATTTCGACGCGAAGTACAGCAACGATTTCATTGTGAGGCACATCATCAGCCCTGTGATGGTTGATGTCTGGTCCCGTCTCAACATGAACCTGGATAATCCAGTCGTGTTGAGGCAAGAGATCGTGTTTGATAAGAACACGGAGTACTACCAGCTTCCTCCTAGTGTTGGAGAGATCTGGCGTATTGCTTGTAGGGATAAGGACGGAGCAGTAATTGACGAGGTGATGCCACGGAACGAGTTCCATCCCCATGGTGTGGGATGGGCCATCGAAGGCAACACTCTCCGCGTTGACCCTAAGCAAGAGTCGTTGGCTGGTGGTACGTGGACTATTTACTACGTGCCTAGTGGTGATGTTTCCCCCCACTATGCCATCGACGGTTCGATGGCTGGTGATCGGCAGACTTTCACTCTTTCGGCTGCTCCTGCGTTGGGCGGCGTTGATCGCCGTGAGAACTCATATGCCGGTCAGATCCTCCGCATGATCCCTGATACCGGCAAGGTTGAAGAACGAGTAATTGAGTCTCACGACGTTGATTTGGGTGAGGTCGTAACTCGCATTCCATTCAACTCTACTGCCAGCACTGGCGTCAAGTATGAAATTGCTCCTACTGGAATGCAGTCTCTTTATGAAGCGATTGCTGCTGGTAGCTCATTGAAGCTTGGGGCTTATCGAAAGATCTCGAACACTCATTACCAGATGATCCAGCAGCAGTATCGGTCAGCGATCAAGAGTGCCACAGATAACCTTGCCAATCTTCAGATGCGTACTGGAAAGTACTACCAGAAGAACACCATTGACAATACGGGATACGACGAGCTCTCAATGTACGGAGCATTCAAGGGAAGGTCTTACTGATGACGGCGAGATACGACTGGACAATCAACCAGGGCGAAACAACTACGTTGACTTATTCGCAGTCTCTTACTGCCAACGGAAACGCAGTTGATTTCAATACGGCTACTACCTGGCGAATGCAGGTTAAGCCCAAGCTCGGAGATCCTGCTGTCTTTACAGCAGTAGCCTCTAACTTCATTTTTAGTTTCGATACGAGTTTAAGCCCCACAGGGAACAACACGTTCGACATCAAGTTGACTGCTGTTGACACGGCAGCAATTCCTGCGGGCAAGTACCTGTACGACGTTGAGGCAGTTAACTACCCATTGGCTAGCCAAACTCCAGCAGACGTCACTCGTCTTCTGGAAGGTTCATTCTTTGTTCGTGGAGAGGTGACTACTGATGCCTAGTACAACCACAGTCACGATTACGGAATCAGGGGCTCAAACCACCACAATCACGCCCTCTGCTTCGCAAGAGGTTTCAGTGTCATTTGCTGGTGCAGGCACTACATACACCGATGCTTCTGCTCGAGCGGCAATCAGTGTAGTGGGGGGGAGTGGCCTCTCTTACAATTCCACTACTGGCGCAGTTTCTTACGCCCAGCAAAACCTTGCTCTTGCAAAGATAAGTGATGCAGGAACTGCGGCATCGCTTGCTCACGGTGTGGCAGAAGGCAATCTTGTTCGGTTGATAGGCGTTAATGGTGTTACCAAACTGCCTGCTCTTGACGGCTCGCTACTTACCAATATCAGTGGTACTGGAGGCGGTTCAGGAGACATGACTGGAGTAGACATCACGGCTGGTAACGGCCTTGATATCACCCAGGCAAATACTACAAGTGGCGATTACACAGCAACGATCTCCGCCGACCTTAAGGCCAACGGTGGAGTGGTCGTTGAGTCAACTGAGTTGGCGGTAGACCTTGGTGCTTCTGCAATCACCGGCACTCTTGCTGTGGCTGATGGAGGTACTGGTCTTACTTCGATCAGTACGTTGTTGAATTCAAACCAAGCGTACAGCGATATCTCGGGAACTCCGACCCTTGGTACCGCGGCAGCAGCAGCCACTGGTGACTTCGAAGCGTCTGGCGCAATCGGAATTCACAACAACATCACTACAGCCCACGGGATCTCGACCTTCGGTTCTACCCTTGTAGATGACGCGAATGCAGCTGCCGCTCGTACGACGCTCGGTGCTGCTGCGTCGAACCATGGTCATACTCTTGCTCAGATTACCGATCTTGATGTGGGTGCTCGTGCGATTACTACCACGACGACGAACGGGAACATCGTCATTGATCCGCCTGGCACTGGGTTCTTGCAAGTAGAGGGTGCGACGAACCCCGGCAAGATTCGGCTGATGTGCGAGCAGGGCAGCCACGGCGTCGGTCTGGTCAGCCCGGCACACACCGTACAAGCAGACTACGACCTTACGCTTCCGACTGCGACAGGTGCAGCGAACCAAGCACTCAAGACGGATGGAGCAGGCCAACTCGGATGGTCAACGCTCGGCACCGCAGCAGCAGCAGCGACCGGCGACTTCGTAGCGGCGACCGCCGTCTCGACGTTCGGCGGAACGCTGATCGACGACGCAGATGCAGCAGCGGCACGAACCACACTCGGCGTCACGAACACTGGTTCGTACACCGGGCAGATCGAAACCGCCGCAGACAAGGATTACATCCTCGACCCGGCAGTTGCTACCGCTCGAACCATCAGTGCGTTCTACATCAAAGTGAACAGCGGTTCGGGAACCGTGGTTGCCAAACTCTACAACGGCTCCGACTTGGTTAAGCAGGTCACGGCCTCGACTTCGACAGGCAACCAGACTTCTCTTGCCAACACCTCGCTTGCAGCGGACGCGGTGTTGAAGTTGGAGTTGTCAGCAGCATCCGCAACCGACGTGATCTTCTCGGTGGAGTACACGGAATGACTTCGCGATGGTTGTTCTTTCCGACTCCTGCTAGCAGCGGTGGGGACTGGGATACCTACGAAGTCGGCGCGGGAGTAACCGCCGGGTATGGGTCATTCAATCCCGCTACCACGTTCGACTCTTCGTACCCGATAGATACGAATTTCATCGATCCGAAAATCTCCACGTCCGGCTACAACAGCGGCGGCGGCTCGGTGTATTCCTCATATGCAAATCGCTTAAAAATGCCCGCGTTTGTTGGTATTTGGGTAACGGCTACAGAAGCGGCTTCCGGGGCATTTGGTAAAGCGGATACATCCGGATGGTACATCTACAAAAAAGATGCCGATCCAAATCCCGGCGGGAACGCTTCCCAACCCTATACACCGTGGGCCTGCCCGACAGGATGCGGCAACGGCAGCGGAAACGGCCTCGGTCTTTGGAACAACGGCGGAGCCTACAACGTCGCGCGCGTCATGCTTTCGAATTACACAAATGCCGCTGGCGAAGGCGGTACGGACTCGTGGAGTAATCCACCTTTTACTAGGCAGGAAATCACGTACACGATGGACGGCAGCGGTGGAGTTTCTGCTGTTGCGAACGCAACCGGCGATGCAATTCTTTATACCACCGCCTACACATGGCCCCCGTTCCTTTATCAAAACGCAAGCAGTGCAAGCAGTGTTCCGCGTTTCCGTTTGGGTTCGTTCACCACAGGTTTCACGAGTTCGCAAGTGGCAACGCTTTGGGATTCTCTGAAAATCGAGTATTCAATCAACGCAGGCGCGAAGACTACGCTTGGTTCACCGGTAGGGATTTCATCAAATCAAACGTGGTACATCAACTCAAGCGACTCGTTCAACAACACTTCCGCGTTCGTCGCGGGGGACACAATTAAATTCTTCCTTTCGGATAGATAAACTAGGGCCCGCATTAGCGGCAGTAACGGCATCTCAATTTCGATCGACTGGTAAATACTCATGAACACAATTTTCACTTTCGCTTCTCTCACGCAGGCCCTCGCCACCGTCCAGGGTGGGCTTGGGACTCTCGCATACAACTACAAGGCAGATGCTCCACGCACCGCCCTCGACGACGCTCACATCGATCTGCTCGTGGCTTCAGCCAACGAGATGATCGCGGCAGCGACCGCCCTGAAGTCGATCGAGTACGACCCGACGCCGACCGACCCTGACGAACCGGAACTGCCATGATGGACGACATGTTGGTTATTCCAGGATGTGAAGAAGCTCTCCTTGGCACCATGGATGGCAAGGCTGT